TTGTTGGATTAGAATACAAAAGACAAAAAACGATGGCCTTTTTAAATTTTATTTAACGTGTTTTTGTTACTCAGATAAATCTGGGTAAAAAAAGCCCAAAGGATGCTTTAGGCATTCACATAATCGTTTTTATTGTGATTCGTCTTCAAGAAATCTTCTTTTTTTTTTCTTATAAGATTCCTGAGACTCGTCTGAGTGTGTTTCACAAAGATCACAAGTTTGACCATCTTGTGATACAGAAAGCTCAGAATCGCTTTCTGATGTGTAGGTTAATGTTTTGTCCAAGAGGGGATTCGAGGTATCCGGGATTGATTGGGCTAGTGAACTGTTCAGTACCGTATCGCAAAAATCCATAAAGGCATCTTGTCGGGGTAAACGTGGGATTGGCTCTTCGTCGACTTCGTCGACGGTTACTCGTAATGGTGGGTTTTGATCAAAGTCTCTAACTGTGTACCTTCGTTCCAGAGCTGATATCATGTCCGGTAGTCCTCCGAATATTTGTCCAATTGTGTAATTAGACGTCACAACTATTTTTTGAGGCCTCAAATTCACCGTTGTTCCTTTCATTTCAGCCGGGAAAGCATAGCGGTCCGCCCATATTTTTAAGTAGTGTCCTAAGCATCTGTGATCCATTTCAAAGTCGTCAAGTATGACGACTGCTTCCCCTTGATATCCATCCCACCACTTGTTGCAAGGTTTAACGAAATATTGGTCTTTGTTCTCGGCTCGAGCAGTGTAACTTTTTCCTGTGTTAGGCGCCCCCACAATCCACTCACCGCAAACATTTTCAAGATCTTTTGATTTCGGTTGATAGTCTTGTCTGATTCTCTTCACTGTGTGGTAATGTTTGACTAATAGATCTTTGTCTATCGTCTCTATGTCTCCACGTTTTGCTTTGTCCCAAAGTTCGTCATACCTCTCTTTTGTTGCCGCCCCTCCTCTGTTAACTGCCTCTGAGTGTTCCGGCAATGTTCCTTCTTCCTTAAAGTCTCCATCCTTCTTACAATAGTCAGACGCTTGCAAGTAAGAGCTCCCTTTCGCTTTTACTTCCCAGTGCACTCTTTTGTTAAATTTTTTTAATGCTGTGAGTCTTGTTCTGTTCTTGAACACAACAAAGCCTTGTAGGTGTGGTCGTCCTGTGTCTGGGGCAATTTCTTTTCCAAAGACGTGATATGCTATTAGGTTTTTCGGTAACCAGTTTGTGTTTGCGTCTGTCCACTGCTCCCATGTTCCATCTTTCTTCTTGTCGGCGTTCAGTGTATACACCCATGCCAGCGCTAGTGGTCCTCGGTTAACAGATGTACTTCTCCCAGTTGTCGTCGTTGCCATTGTTTGGATCTTGGTTCTTGGATCTTTGCCTTGATAGGTAATACTGGTACTATCAAGGCCCAACTGTGTAAACCAATGTTTGAAAAAAAATTGTGGGACAATGTTTTTTCATAGGGTTAAGCGTTAACCCTAATCTCACTCGTCACTCGCTTCGCTCGCTCGACGTCGTGAGTTGTTACATCTGTTGCTACATACGTTGCTACATTGTGTTGCTACATTGTGTTGCTACATTGTGTTACTGTTAAGGGTTGAGGGTTAACCCTAATCCCTCCTTGTGACTCGCTTCGCTCGAACATGTCCCACAATTAATTTTTATTTTGTTTCTCAAGTGTGAAGGGGGTTAACCCTAATCCCTTTTGTGTGGCTCGCTTCGCTCGAACATATCCCAAGTGTTCTCGGTCGTTTTAGCAAAAAAAGGAGTGAGTAAGAGGTAGTGTGGCCTGCTACAGACTCATATTAACCCTAATCCCCAGCGGGTGAAACAAATAGAGACCTTTCCCTTACCAAACCTAACCCTTACCTACCAGCAATGACTCGCTTCGCTCGAACATTTGTATCCCAAGTGTTTTAGAACGTTAACCCTACCACTCTCGCTTCGCTCGAGTGTTTTTTTTATTTTTTTTTTTAATAGTTAGATGTCACTGTGTTTAATTGACGTTAACCCTACCTCACTCGACACTCTCGCTTCGCTCGAGTGTCTCGTTCGAGGTGGTTGTGAAAAAAGAAGAATGTGTTTTTGGATATATTATTTACAATATGGTTATATAATCTACACTTGTTCTTCCTTGAAAAAGTAGTTGTTCTAACCCTTGAGGCGACTCGAACCAGGTACTCCCTGAGATGTAAACATACACCAAGACGCCTCAAACACTAGAACGAACTAATAAAAATGTGTTTTTTTATTTAGTCATCAGTGAATTTTATGCGAGCACGCCCATTGGCGGCTGCATTTGCTGAGGAGGTATCTGTGACGTAGAGTATTCCTACATTGTTTGATCTGACTTCTGTTATCGCTCCTGTGGTGGACGAGAAGTGTACTGGTATCATACACTTTTTGTTAACATTCCAATAATGTCTTCCATTACTTGTGTGTAAGGCATTTGTTGCCACTACTGGGTTGTGGATTATTTTATCCACAAGAATAACAAATCTGTCCACCTGATCCATGTTTCTAAATGATGTGATTGCTGCTGTCGTTAATAGGTCTGTCACTGCAGCTGGACCTCCATTGGCTTGTTTGTCTAAGAAGACCATTACTCTTACATTCGATCCTGCAAATGTGCCTGTTGTTTGATCGTCGTTGTTACAATAACCATGAATATTGATGTTTCTTATTGTAATTTTGTTGCCAACTCTGGTCACATCTGTAGTTCCTTGTGGGACGAGGTTGAGTGAGGGTATTATGACTCCTGATGTAGCGTCGGATGTGTCGATAACTGATGTATCCAAATATTTCTTTTCAATACTCAATGGCAATGACCTGCCATAAGCACCAACTGTTCTTGTGTATCCTGGTACAACCCTTACAGGTTGTGGTGGTCTGGGAGGCAGACGAGGTCTTTTGTAGGGAGCGCCTATCTTTGTTGGTCCTGCTGTTACTCTTGGTCTCTTCGACATTTGTTGGATTAGAATACAAAAGACAAAAAACGATGGCCTTTTTAAATTTTATTTAACGTGTTTTTGTTACTCAGATAAATCTGGGTAAA